CAAACCAATAAATTTATCTAAACTGATCTTCTTATTAGGGTACTCTTCAGCCTCCCAAGCTATCTCCATAACATCTTCTCGAGGTGGCACTTTAGAAACCACAATTGGCCTTTCTTTGGGCGAACGTTCTTTAATAACTCGGTTCAAGGTCAAACCTGCCATCTCATAAGATCGAGAATTATACGTAGTATTAAGGTCGCCAAAGTCCCTAATACACTCTTCTTCGATCAATTGAAGTTCTATGATTGAATGGTATTCAACCCTACGAAGCTCTCTAATAGTAAAGTTTTCTGGACCATGTTTAGCCATAAAGAGATGCAAGACGCAGGTGGCTCTAGACGACCTTGCAGCTTGAAGATGTTGAGCAAAACGTTCTTTAATAGTCTTCGTCGTTAGACCAATATAAGTCGAACTATCGAAATTGTTCTCGATAGCATAGATATAACCAATTTTAGTAGTCATAGTAAATATTTTATTATAGTGTTATTTACCATAATAATAAAATTCATTTTTTTATATCGGTGAACTATGTGTTAATATTTTTTCTTTAGAAAGTAAATTAAATATTTTTTTCGATGATTTGGTTCAAAGCACCACCCAATTTTACTTTCAACACATTGTATTCTTCGGTTAAAACGACCCCTATCCACGGCAAATAATTCCCATGGTCCCTTTCTATCTTCATCGTCTTCAAAAATAATAATTATTGGTTTTAAGGCAAATTTTACCTTACGTGTGACAACAACACTTGTTGTTATAGTTTCAACTATGGTAGCCATGACGTGTATTTATTTAAGGTCAAAATATTCATTTTTTAATGCCCAAAGGGCATGAAAAAATTATGGTTAAAAAGGTTATATTTATTCATTATCACTCAAGTTCAAACTTTTATCCAATGTTTCGTCGTCAGTGTCATATTGTTTGGCTTTTGGTTTAGTTGCACCTTTTTGAGATTTTTTTTTCAAAAGAGGTTTAACTGGTGTTTCTGGTTCTGTTAGTTCATCGTCAGAATGGTGGAAGGCCTTTTTAACTTTTTTTGTGGCTACTGCAGCCTTTTCTTCAGCTGCTTTTTTAGCAGCCAATTTTTCAACCTTTTCTTCTCGTGGTATAAGCTCACCATCAGAATCTTCAGACATATCAGTGTCTCCACTTGTTTTCTTAGGCTTTTTAACAACCTTTACTGCTTGTACCTTTGGGGCTTCTTCGTCACTTTCAAATTCAGAGTCAATTGCCTTCTTCACTTCTTTTTTCTTAGGTACTTTGGTACCTTTAACCGCAGATTTTACACTGTCTTTGGGCTTGTGAGCGCTACAATAGGTTGCCCCACCTTTTGGTTTGGTAACACATTGTTCTCCCACTCTTTGACCACTTTGAAAAACGTGTTGACATACGTCTTTAGTCTTGGGGATTTTTTTGTTTGATTTGGGACTCTTGGTCGAATCAACATTCAATGATTGGACTTCGTCGTGTGCTACTTCTCCTTCTTTGACAGTGATGTTCATTCCAGTCAATTCATGCCACTTTGCAACGGTTTCGCTGACGTCGACTTGATAGGTCTCTTCAAGCCATACTGCCAACTCACCAATTGGTTGAGCGATAGTTTTCATAATTTCCATAATGAGTGCCATTGTATATCAACGTGTTTATTTAGGTATTTTTTTTCAAGACAAAAATTCAATTTTCTGCATTTTGCTGTAGTTTGACTGGCACTACATACGTGACATCCATTCCGAACCCTCTATCCAATTCAAATAAATTGGGTACAAAGGATGGTCCTGTTGGTCTTTAAAAATTATATTCAACAATTTCATGGCTGCAACGTCCTTAAACAAAAGCGAAAATGTTTTATTTTTTGCTTCAATTTGTTTTAGGTTGAAATTGGCCAATTTCAATATTTCTTCAACAGTTTGTTCAAAAAATATTTGTGGTTCAATTTCCTTCTTTGTTTTCAAATTTATAGAGCATTCCAAGGTTGAAAGCGAAGGGTGAGAAACGTAAAACAATCTGTCTCGAAGCATAGAAAGTAGTAGCATTTGATTTTTGTTGTTGTTTATTATGGCTGATGCAGCCTTTATTCCCATCGGAGCTAAAATTGAATAGGGTGCTTTTTTAACCCTTTCAGATCCAATAGGTCCAAAAGGATTGCTTGCTTCAAAATCTTGAGTCATTATTTGCATTTATTATATAATAAACACAAAATCACGATGTCCACCAACAATCCAAATTCAATGGATACATTCATCACTGTTTTTTACAGTAATCATTCTGGTAATTGCAAAGCATTACTTCAACAAATTAATAATTCAAATATTATGGATAAATTGAGTATAAAATTTATGAACATTGATAACAATGTTATACGAAATGTGATTACAAAAAAATTTTCGGTTGTGCCAACTATTGTGGTCCTGTCGAACGACGAAATTTCTTTATACACTGGAGACAACGCGTTTGAGTGGTTCAATATCTTTGTTCAACAACAGGTTGACCATGCTCAACAAGTCGAAAAGACTCAAAGAACAGAAGAAACAACTCATACTCAACCCAAAGAAATAATGGTTTCAAAGGAGCCTAAAAAAACAATATTGGAATTGGCCGCAGAACTTTCCAACGCTCGGGAGAAACAACAGTAAATTTTTTGGTTCTTTTTATACCTTTCAGGTATAAAAAGACTTTTATGGTTAAATTAATCACGACTCAATATATTCATCACTTCCAATTTGACCTCTGCTAATGGTCGGTTGGCATCAACAATTTTGACATTTTTTAAGGTTTTGATAGCTTCATTATATTTGTTGTTTAAAATTTCCAAGTATTCAAATTTTAATGATCTTTCTGCAGCACGATCTCGATTTAAAATTCTTTGATAAGCAATGTCCGTGTCAACCTTTAGATAGATGTACAAATCTGTGGTGAAAGCAATCTTATCATAAAAATTGCAATATAAGTTGTATTCTTCTGGTTTGATATAACCACCATCAACTAACATGTTGGTAAAAATATTTTTCGAGGACCAAGGACACCTTTCCAAAATAACTTTATCTTTGACATTTTTAAAGGAAGAATACATCTTATGAAAAGAAAATAAAACTTGAAATTGAAATGGAGCCGCATAGGCAGGCATGTCACTATAAAAACTTTGAAGAAGCGACCACTCTTCAACTGGTTCTTGGAAGCATGTAAAATCATCTTTCAACTGAGAGATGAGAGCCGACTTACCTGCTCCAATAGGTCCATCAATAGTTATTGTATATACCATGTTTATTTTATGGTTTATTTGTTCTTTAAATTCAATTTATTTATAAGTGAAAATTTATTGAATTTTTGATGGTTTAAGTTTACTCAGAGTCTTTGCTGGGGAATTATTTGAAATATAAGGCGATGGAGATGGTTTAATATCACCATTAATCATGGACATTGGCATAAAAGATTGAGTTAGGGATAAAACTTGATCCTTGAGACTTTTTTCTTTATCCAGCTCTTGTTGAAGGTGTTGAATAACCTTTTCCTGCTTCAATTCTTTAAGTTTATTGTTAAAGTTGACTTCTGCCTCATGTAAAGATTTTTCAAAATTCAATTGCATCTGGGAATATAATGGACATTTGTAGTCTTCAAGAACAAGTTTTAAATTTGGTTCTTTTTTAAGGTCGCCGATTCTTTTAAAATCAACGATAATGTCTTGGTTGTTGACATTATAAATGTGGTTGGACAGAACCGCATCTCCACCAACTTGTTTTACAATTGGAGTATGGTTTAAATTAACCATTTCTGACACGTTCAACAAATTATTTGTTTGGGATTGCAAACAACCATTATTTAATTCATACATCCAATCGAAAATATTTTCTTGCAAAGCGTTAAACAAAACCATAATTTTGATTAAACCCTTTCGGGTAAAATATGGCGTTCTCTTATCTTCTTTGATAAAATATTTTACAGTGGTTGAATCAAGGTTAAGACTGATTGGATTGAATGTTTTACATCCATATTTTTCTAAAGTCGGTCCAACCTCAAAATAATTGATACTTTCCGGGTCGCTCATTTCTTCCAATTTAAGGTTAAAAGAAGGTATATTTTTTTTAATCCAACTTCGTTTAATACCAATTTTGTTGCCCTTAAGTTTAACCATATCATGTTCTTGAATTTTATGGTTCTTTATAAAGCTTTTCAAATTTTTGGCTTTAAACAATTTTGAATCATGTATATAGATTTCGTTCAAATTAATGTTGTCTTCCATTTATTAGATCAGATTTTTTAATTTATTAGTATATAAAAATGAGTGCTACAACATTTTTGATCGACAATCATCCTAATCAAAAAGTTATCCTGAAAGGTGACTATAAACTCAAAATATTTAAAAAAAGAGACCCCGACATGTGTTTTTGGCCAAAAAGTGCTACAACGTTAACATGTTCCACCACGGCACTCTCCTTCACGGAGACAACTCAAAAGACTACATAAACGAACTCGTAAAGTCGATTAACGAGAGCAATTTGGACTTTACGCACTCAAATGGTCAATTTACCAAGTCATCAAATGATGAACAAAAAATCTTCACAGTGTACAATCGATACACGTTTGGATATGACACTTTGAATGTTGTTGCGTTAAAATCAACCATAAAAGATATCGTTATAACAAATTCTAACCCCAAGTGTGGTGACCACCAGTATGCTTTGAAGCCCTACGGGCAAACGCTTAACCACAAACTATTTGGTTTAAAAATAGTTGAAAATTGTGGTTCTCAAAACTTTAAATTCATCCACTTTTTGAAAAACTTTTAGATTTAAAAAAATTTTTTCTAGGATTTCAAAATCTGACGATCGCAACTTTCAGATTTTGAGAGACAATCGTAGATTTTTGGAATCTGATCAATCCAAAGATTTGACAATGGTCTCAATAAAGACGATTCGAGTTAAATTGCCATCTCCATTTTAATGGTTGAATGAAAGGTATAATCTTTTATTTTGAAACTGTCACACCACATATCGCAACATTCTTTCAAAGTTTTGCTATCCAAATCTTTCAAGGTAAAATTACCCACAAAATCACATAGTGGAAATTTAAACGGTTTTCTGGTCAATTGAAGTTTTAATGGTTCAACGTGGTTAGAATACACGTGCACATCCCCAAATGTATGAATAAATTTTCCCGGGGTGGTATTGGTCCATTTACTCAAGACAAGCATTAAAAATGAATAACTTGCAATGTTGTATGGTACCCCCAACCCCAAATCAGCTGATCTTTGATACAACTGACAATCCAGGTATTGTCCTTTTCGAACATAAAATTGGACAAAACAGTGACACGGTGGTAAAGCCATTTCTTTCAATTGTGGTACATTCCAACTGTTGATAATTATTCTTCGACAAGTTTGATTGTCTCTCAAAGTCTGAATAATTTGACTCAACTGGTCATATCCTTGGCCAGTGTAATCTGTATCAGAGTCAATATATTCAGCTCCCGCATGTCTCCATTGAAATCCATATATAGGGCCTAAATCACCTTCTTTTCGTTCAAAAAATCCACACGAATCTAAAAAGCTTCGACTGCCATTATCGTTCCAAACTTTTACCCCAATTTCATTTAAAAGAGTAGAGTCGGTTAAACCTTTAATAATCCATAAAAGCTCTTTCAGGATGTTGGTGTGTGATATTTTTTTGGTTGTTAATAATGGTATATAACCACCACTTAAATCAAATTCCAATTGTTTTCCAAACAAAGAATAGGTGCCGACCTTGGTCCTATCAACCCTGTAGTCCCCGTGTTCGATACATTCTTTAACCAAATTAAGATAGTTTTGTTCCATATTTTTCAATTACTTTATTCTCTGAGAATTTTGTCGCAAATAAATGACTACAAATTATGATTCCTCGGATATTTTCGATTTAAACCTTGAAAATAGCCATAGATATAAACTGTTGCAAAAGATGGATACTTCTCTCCAATTTGAAACAATCAAAAGATTAATGGACATTTACAGGTTATCTGGGATTAAAAAATTGGAAAAATTTTTTATTCGCGTGTGCATATTTGATTGTCACATGAACCTTTATTTGAAACAAGAATTGTTGTATATTTTGTCCTGTAAATTGACCTCAAAAAATAAACATTTAATTCAACGATCGTTTTCCAATGTTCTATTTCTTATGCTCAAAAACGCCTTTGACTCTGACGAGTATTGGTTGATGTTTGAAGAACACCTTGTTATGTTTAAAACAATTTTTAAGGATATAAATATCCACAATTATTTGACAAATATAATAGTTATTGCATTCAAGAATTTCAGAGTTCACAGAACCAAAGATTCGCCTTTCAAAAAAATATTGTCTTTGATCACAAAGTTCAAAAACGAAATTTATTTTATGGATTTGTGTACCTTTATATTTACACGATACAACAATGTTTTGACGGTCAAAAATAACCTTTTATTTTTACAAATAATTTTTGAAGAAGAAAACATTTTCAAGGACAATTTGTTCCACATTATCGAAAACGAGTCTACCGATTTAAATTTGAAACTTGAGGCATGTGATATCCTTTATTTGAAAGGAACACAAAATATTAAGAACAAGGTTCAAGATATCCTCAAAAATATTTTACCTGATTTAGAGTATACAAATAACCCTGAAAATGTTCATTTATCAAGTGTGGTGACAAGCGCCAATAAAACGGTTGAGTGTTTTTTGAAAGAAAATAAAGGCAAGATATGCCCATTAAATCTTTATGAAATTTTATTGTCTAAATTTCAACATCATGCAGAATTTATAAAAATTGAAGGTTCTCTTAACCGTATTTTTAATTATAATTTTTTGAAATTTTCAAAGTTCAACTTAAGCTTAAAAGAAATTATTGAAAATGTATGGTTAATTGTGGATTCGTGTCAAATGGACTTGAAAAATCAGTTGTTAATGAGGTTGGAACAGGAATTAATTGACATGTATGATACTTGTTCACAGGGATATCTGACGAGACTAATCAATATCTTCAGTGGGTTTGAAATGGGGAACCTCGGCATCGCAATTTCTTTTGAAGATGAAATTTACGCCATATTTTCAAACAAAGTCAATAATCTGGTTGCAAATTCACCAGAATCCATTAAAGATAAATTGCTAGAAGAGTTAATGGTGAAATCAAACGATCACGAGAATCGATTGAATTTGATTCAATATTTAAGGCCAAATTTACCAAAAATATGGAATGAAATATTCGAAACATTTAAGGATGATTTGACTATAACAGATTTGGATTTATATTGCCGCAAAGTTACCATGAGATACGAGGGTTGCAGTTAAAACTACTGGTATTTTTTTGTGGATTTTGGACAAACCACGATAAAAAATTATCTGTAGAATTTTTGCTGAAAATTTATTTATATTTTCCCAGATAATAAATATGCCTCACGTTGTATGTTATCGTAAAAAAGTGGGAAACAAGATTCGTTGTTCCCCAAGACGTTCAGTTCGTCGTTCTCCAAGACGTTCAAAGTCTCCTCGTCGCCATCATAGCCCAAGCTATCGTCGTTCTTCTCCAAGGCGTTCGACCCGACGATCCCCAAGACGTTCAGTTCGTCGTTCCCCAAGTTACATTATCAGGGTTTAAATAGACCATGATAAAATAAACTTTATGACGATTTTTAAACTTCAATTGAAGTTTAAAAATTTAAAGTTGGTTGCCAAAATATTCTTGTTTGTTTGGCTTGGACAGTCATATTTGATAAATGTCGTTCCATCTTCGAACGGGTTAAAAGAGTTAATAAAAGAAGACATGTCTTTTCACGATATTCACGTGTTGAAAAATATTAAAGCTTCAGGAGAACCTTTTCTTATCAATGATTTAAATTATTTGAAAGATGATGGATTCTTACCCATAAACAAGTTAAAATCTGTTGGTATGATTTGTAACACTGGTTTGTGTGATGGCGGTCAAAAAGTGGGACGAGTATGCAACGACAAGTCAAATATCGGTTGGATTTCCAAAGATTCGACTACACTAGACGCACAAAAAGCGGTTCGTATGTGTTTGGACTCTGTCCCAATGAACTCTCAAATAAAAGACTATTGGGCCATCTACGATAAAAATTCAGATATCAATCGGTACAAGTCGATTTACTACTTTCGAGAAGACCTACCAGGCCAAATACAATACTATGTTGACCCAGAGATGACAAACCCATTTTTCTCACCGTTGTTCCCAAAAAATACAAAGGCTCTTGGAGCCATATATATCGACCCCATGAACAACACGCATTATGACTTTAGACGATCAACAGGAACTTGTGGTCCACAACAACCTTTAGATTGCGATGACTGTGGTATTGCGGAATTTAGGGATCTTCAAGGCCATAGAGAAGATATGTTAGCCAATATCATGCGCCCTCGAAATCGACGAGAATACGAGCCTATACATTTCAACTTTATGACCAGATATCACGAACAATAAATTTTAAGCTCTTTTATGCCTTTTAGGCATAAAAGATTTAAATTCGAATACATTTCATTTTAGGTTCAAGTGAAGCCTGATAATATTTAATCAAAACACGGCGACACGGATTTTTGAGGGGTATTCCATTTTTTGAAGATAAAAATCGTGATATGACTTTATTCAGTTCAAGTACAGACAATTTTTTGACCAATTGACTCAAAACCAAGTTCAGAATAAACGAATTATTGTCTGATATGGCATAGTTGACCATTCTTTTTGTGACAAATTTGTTGATGATTGATGTGAACGTTGGTGACGAGTTTATGGATGTTTTCAACAACAAATAGATATAATAAGATTTTGAAATAATTTTCAATTTGAGTATTTTCTCAAGGCATTGTCCACCTTTAAATCTTTCCCAGTGTGGTACCCGCCAATACGACTACTTAAACGTATGGTTGATCCAACCTTCCACAACCTCTCCAAAGCGTAGAAGTCGTTTGTGGCTATGTAGATCCATTCCATCTTTCTCTCTTTAATGGTTATTCTCTTCATAAATTTGTTGACTCTGATGGCCTTACGTTCAGCCCTAACAAGTTTGTTTCTTAACTCTTCTTCAGATTTTTCTTTTATGGCTAGTTGTTCCATAGCTTGAGTTAATTGAGATTCAACTTGATATGAACCATATTATGACCTCAATTATAAAAACTTATTTCAATTTTTATTTTTTTATGCCTTTCAGGCATAAAAAAATTTATATGTGCCACAAGTGGCACTTTTACTGTGATAGGTCGAGCGCAAAGCACCATCACTTTGCATCTCCACATCGAACGGGTTAAAGGTGTGCCCTTACCTCATCCAATTCTTTTAACCACATCTGGTTTGTGGTCAGTTTTGCAAGCTCGACAAGTTCTTCTTTTAATTTTGAAATTGTGGATCTGAGAACCTTTACAGCATTTAATGTGCATCCTCTGACTGGAATATTCAAAAGATAATTAAAGGTGTTGTCAACCTTTAGAAAGTGTTCTTCGTTCAAAAGGTCAATTATAGCTTCGTCTTCTTGTTTTAAAAAATTTTCATTGTTGACAACTTTAAGGATAAACTTGAGCTTATTTTCGTTTAGATCAACGCTATCTTTCAATTTTGCCAAAATATGGTCTTTGCGCAGCTTATAAAAATGCAAGCGTGTTTTAAAGTACTCTTCAAAGATGTCGTTTATGGTATGATATTTTGTTATAACATTTTCATGGTTAAAAAGAACCATATTTGTAGTGTGGAGTGTTGAAGTCAATTTTATATCTGTGGTGTCTTGAACATTTTTTAAGGTAAAGTTGACCTTATCCGTAGTACTTTCGTTAATCAATTGGCTCATGACACCTTTTTCAATCAGAGAGTAACATTGATCTTTAAATTTATCTGTCCACATTCCAATGGGTAATTCAGTCACTTGAATTGTTTCATCATCTATACGCTTCATTTTACCATAAGTTGTAAATTTTGTTTTTTCCTCGTCGTATGGTTTAATTTTTCCTTTAAAATTTTTATAGTAAGGATTAAGGTCAAGAGGTTCCATTTCTAACCCAGAAAGTTTTTTATGGATGTATTCCACCAACTCAATTGGGTTGTATTGGGGTATAAAACATGACCATCCAGTTCCAATACCAATTGAACCATTAATTAAAATTAAAGGAAGAATTGGAACAAAGGTTACTGGTTCACCTTCAGCTGAATATTCTAATACAGGGTCATCTTCTTCCCTAAAAATATATTTTAAAATTTTATCAGGTTTGGTATGAATGTACCTTGAAGCAGACGAGTCTTTACCACCTTCAAGCCTGGTTCCAAATTGACCGCTTGGTTCAAGTAAAGCAATGTTGTTACCGCCGACAAAATCTTGAGCAAATTTTATTATCGTCTCACATAGGTTCTGTTCACCATGTTTATAATCGGTTTGTTCGGCGACATAGCCACTGAGTTGAGCCACTTTGATAAAGTCCGTTTGTTTCTTGAATTTTTTTCGTATGGCATAAATGACCTTGCGCTGAGACTCTTTCAAACCATCGATACAACCACCTAAACTTCTTTTACAATCTTCATAGGAAAATTTAATCATCTCATGCTCCATAAAATCACTTATTTTTGCATTTATCAATTTTATGGTTGTGCCGTCCTTTGTTTTTTCCTTCAGCTCTGGTAACAGATCCAAACAATAGTTTGAAACTCGTGGATTAAAGTTGTTTAACCATTTTTTTCGATCATTGGCATTTTCGTCTTTGAAAACTTTATTTATGGATTGTTCAGCCTTATTGTCGAACGAATATTTCACCAACTTCTTTCCAAAAAATTCGGATACGTCTTTGGTGTCGATAGACCCTAAACCCTTGTAATATTTGAAATTCTTGAGTTTGCTGTGATCACGTCGATAATCCTCAAATGTATTTTCATCGTAAAATAAAAGGTCGTCTTTACCTTTTTTCTGGAAAACTTTGACGATTGGCGTTTCCATGCTTACAATGAACCCTTCTTTTTTGAAAAGAGTTGGAAATAATTCGTGGAGAAAGTTGAGTATAAGTCCTTTAATATGAATACCATCTTTATCGGCATCTGTTAGGATCAAAAGTGTACCATAATTCAATGTTTTATAATTTTGTGGTTGTGAGTAATCTGTGTCAAATTTTAAATTAAATACTTTTATAAGGTCAGAAACAACCTTATTCGCTCCAATTTTGGCCAAACTGACATTTTTGACATTGAGAAATTTTCCGCGTAGTGGGAGTATACCAAAGTGATTACGTCCCTTTTTTCCAAATATCCCCGTTTGTATCCCAGCTACCGCGTATGATTTTGCCGAAAGTCCTTCACATACAATTAAAATGCTTTCGGTACCCATTTTGTTTGATGGATCGTAACCATCAACTTTGATAATGGTTTTACGCTTTGGCGCTTCCATCTTTTTCAGAGCGGAAAATTCTTTCGATCTCAGAACTTTGTCCTTGATTAAGGTTATGACGGACCATTTCAAAATTTTATTTAATTGAGATTTTTCGAGGCTTGATTCAACCTTTGGGCTTTTTAAGAAATTTTTATTTTGACCATCAAATTTAGGCTTGTTTACCCTTGAATGAATGAAAAATTGAAAATATGGTGCAATGTCGCCTTTTGTCAATTTTATTTCCTTGGTTTTATCTTTTTTTGACGACTTGTTTAATGCTTCCAACAAGGCTGAAAATATTGTCTTGGTCCAACTTTGAACGTGTTGACCTCCAGCGGATGTAATTTGACCATTAACAAAAGAAACGGGTTGAGAAACCCCACTTGTTTCAGATCCAACTATGACCACGTCTGATCCTTTGTATTTTATGGTCAAACTGTAAGCAGATGCAAAATCGTCATCGTAATAAAGTCGACTCAACGAGTTTAAATTTTTGATAGGTAATTTTTCACCATTAAAGTAGACATTTATTTCTGGTAGAAGAGAGCTTATATCGATTACCATTTTTTTCAACAGTCCATACATTTCTGGTGGATATTTGGTTAACTTGAACCTTTTAAAATCTGGTATGTATTTAACTTCGGTGTAACCATTAGTTGAGCAGCATCGAATTTTGGGTTCAGTGGTTTTTGTCATGTTGTTTGTCCATTCTTGGGTTAGCTTTAATTTTTGGTCAGGGTCAACCCCAGTCACACAAAAATAAGAAGAAAAGATGTTGGTACATTTGACTCCTACCCCATTTTTACCAGACACTTCTCTGACCTCTTCGTTGCCATAATTTGAGCTGGATCTGAATTGCCCAAAAATCAACGAGTGAATGTAGAGTTCATTAAATTTTTTAATGGTACTTCTTTCTTCCTCGGATAACAACTTAAATTCTTCTTTACTCAAACCATTATTATTGTTTTGTTTTTTGTTTTGAATTATTGGTATAACACAACCATCATTCCACACACTTGTTATTCCCGTTTCAAGGTTTAAATTGACCTTGATATTCTTACATGCCATAATATCTTTGCTTCTTTCGACATTGTCAACTGCATTAGTCAATACTTCGACAAAAATTCTAATCAAAGTTTCTGGTACATCAACGTTTTGACTGATAATCTTGTTGTGTTCGTCGGAGAACACAAATTCTTTCCGCATATTTGATCCAGTATCTCCAATATACACATCGGAACAATCCAAGACATGTTGTATATCGTTCTTGACGCTATATTTGATTTTTGGGTCGTTTATAACTTTAGATGTCATTGTTTATTTTAAATTTTTTTTTAGAAAAATTTTCATTTTTTGGGAAGGGTACCCCCTTGGGTCAATGTGCAAATTGAGGCATTTTAAATGTTTTTGGTCAAATATAACCATAAAATAAAAATTCTCAAATTAATCCATTTTTTGGATTTATGGTTAATTTGACCACAATTAAAAAATTTATCCTATTTTTTCAAAAATTTTTGAAAGCTCCATAGATAAATTTTATTCTTTTTAATGGAAGAACTTCACCGCGTTTATTTTCTACACTGAAAAATTCCAATTTTTCAGTGTGGCAGTCGAAGAACTGGGAAAAAAAGAGTTACAACTAATGGAAGAAAGTAAAGAATATACACGACTTATGGTCGAAAACTCCAATGATATAAGAGACATTAAATCAAAGTTGAATGGGCTTGAATCTATAAGATATGTTACAAAAAGTGATGGGTAAAAAATAATTTTTAATGGTACTTGGTACCATTAAAAATTTAGAAACCTTCTAATTAAGTTTTGTGGTTGATAAAATCGTGAAACAAAGTTTCTCAAATCGTGGTTTTATTACACCTAAAACATAATTGGAATCGGGACTATATATTTTGTTTAACCACCAGTCTTCTATTTTTTCAACAGCCCACAGTTTTTTTTGTAAGGGCATTGGGTTTTCAGATAAACATTCCCAAACCCATGGCTTATCTGGGTTTTTGAGTACAACATCAAAAGTAATATTGGGGTTTAGAGATAAACATTCCCAAACCCATGGCTTATCTGGGTTTTTGAGTACAACATCAAAAGTAATATTGGGGTTTTGAGATAACCGCCTCCAATTCCACGGCTTATCTGGGTTTTTGAGTACAACATCAAAAGTAATATTGGGGTTTTGAGATAACCGCCTCCAATTCCACGGCTTATCTGGGTTTTTGAGTACAACATCAAAAGTAGTATTGGGGTTTTGAGATAACCGCCCCCAATCTAACCAACGCCATGGCTTATCTGGGTTTTTGAGTACAACATCTAAAGTAATATTGGGGTTTTGAGATAAACATTCCCAATCCCACGGCTTATCTGGGTTTTTGAGTACAACATCAGTAATATTGGGGTTTTGAGATAACCGCCTCCAAACCCACGGCTTATCTGGGTTTTTGAGTACAACATCAAAAGTAATATTGGGGTTTTGAGATAAACATCCCCAATCCCACGGCTTATCTGGGTTTTTGAGTACAACATCGAAAGTAATATTGGGGTTTTGAGATAAATATTCCCAATTCCACGGCTTATCTGGGTTTTTGAGTACAACATCGAAAGTAATATTGGGGTTTTGAGATAAATATTTCCAATCCCACGGCTTATCTGGGTTTTTGAGTACAACATCAAAAGTAATATTGGGGTTTTGAGATAAACATTCCCAATCCCACGGCTTATCTGGGTTTTTGAGTACAACATCAGTAATATTGGGGTTTAGAGATAAACATCCCCACTCCCACGACTTATCTGGGTTTTTGAGTACAACATCAAAAGTAATATTGGGGTTTAGAGATAACCAACACCAATTCCATGGCTTATCTGGGTTTTTGAGTACAACATCGAAAGTAATATTGGGGTTTTGAGATAACCAACACCAATTCCATGGCTTATCTGGGTTTTTGAGTACAACATCAAAAGTAATATTGGGGCTTAGAGATAAACATCCCCACTCCCACGGCTTATCTGGGTTTTTGAGTACAACATCAAAAGTAATATTGGGGTTTAGAGATAAACATCCCCAATCCCATGGCTTATCTGGGTTATTTTTTATGAAATTAAAATAATGGTAAGAATACATGTTTATTTTTAATATTTTTTTCTTATTTAAATTTCAATTTTCTGCACTTTTTAATGCTCTAGCAGAGCATTAAAAATTTATATTTAAAAGGTCGAATACAAGCTTGGAATTATTTTTTTGAATCCCTTTCTTTCAAGGTTAATTATAGCCATTTCAGAAGCCTTCTTTTCGGCGTCTTTTTTAAGTGCTGCAGCACCTTCTCCAAGCAAATTATTTGAAGAGTCATATACTTTTGAAATAAATAGATTTTTATCGTTCTTTACCACCCTTTCGGTCTTGTACACAGCTTCAGAGCCCAATGTGTCTTTATATTGGTCAAACACACCTTTAAGTCGATTTTTTGAATCAACTAAAGTGTTGTAATCGATTTTCAAAGTATATGGTTCAAATAACTTTAACAAAATTGAATATATCAGTTGATATGCCAATCCGGGTTGACTATGGTTAAGTGTAGAATAATCATAGATTACAAATTCAATTACTCCAATTAATGCTTCAAACACGTCTTCTAAAAGTTTTTTTTGCTCTAAGTCTAAGCTCTTCGGAAGCTGATATAAAAGGCCAAAACCCCAAATTTTCTGCTATCTGATAAAGGTTATCTTTTGACCCTAAATTAATCTTCATTCGAGCAACAATTTCCACAGCTTCAGACTTACCTCTAAGCTGTGGAAACTTTTCATAGGAACTCCATACAATAAACTTTCCAATGGTTGAGTCACCCATTTGTTCAAATGGTTCATAGTTGTACTGTTCGTCGGCACTACTACTCGTAAAAGCCATATTAAAAAAAGGTAGAGTTTGACTATTAACATATTTCTTTATTAATGGTTCATCTAACTCTGCATATTTTAAAATACTTTTTAATAAATCTGTAAAAGATTCGTCTCTTGGACCATAATGTATATCCATCTTTATTTTAACGTAAATTATCTCTGGAAGTTCAATTTTCTGTGGATTGTGTGTTTTTTGACTTGTATAGTCAATACAACTTAAATTTTACGACTAATAATGAAAAATTCTTCGTTAAATTTGTCCAAGTCAATTGATTGCCAAAATAAGGTAAAGTTTGACCTTATAGTTTCTAAAGAAAAATTTTTCAAATTGTGGTCTAACAAGGCCCTTGTTATATGTTGAAAATTTGGATTGTTCAATTTGAGCTCTCTATGAGCATATTCATCTGTCAAATTTAAGGCTAAAAGCAAGTTTAAATAGTCTTCAGCAAACCACCCACCTCTAAGATAGCTCAATATATTATCAAGGATATGACGAACCTTTAACACTTCCATTTTATCTTCTGTATTGTTTATGGTATATTTTTCCACTCAAAATTCAATTTTTGATTTGGTCAAAATTACACACTAAATAAATGATATCATATTCAGCGTTAACAAGTTATGGTAAGGCGACCTTACCTTCAGTTGAAGTTTGGAATGGAAATTTTGATATAGTCAAAGATCCACCATCAGGCATCCATACCCGTAGAATTATCAAGGTTGGAGAAAACAACGACCTACTCGATTGGAACGATGACTCTGGTAGTCGGATCAATGAGATGATTAATATATATGCCCGCGGCAACAATCCAATGGTGTCAGTTCAATACTCAAATCATGGTAATAGCGGCAGTGGTTTGATGGGTGTCGACGGTGGCAGCTCTGGTTCGAATATGAGTGGTATCATGACCGCTGGTGGTGGTGGAAAATTACCATACAGAATTATGAATGAAGGAGCTTTCAGACCACCAATTTTGAGACAAGAAGATTTGTTGCCACTATCACGTATGCCAAGAGAGTGTACCAGTGTTACCAGTAAAAGATGTAGGGTTGATCAAACCAAAAGAATTGAACCGGATACAGTTGAATATTTTAAGCAGATACACAAGGCCCCGATGAAAGTTTCAGCTGAATCAAAACGTTCATTCAAAAAGGAAGGTCCCGCAGCACCACCTTCGAATATTGGTCTCATGGTCAATTCTGGTGCGCTTGCTTTTGACGTTAATTCAAATGTTCGAAAATTAAAGGACACCGGCGATCATAGAATTATTCCAATTTTGGACGATGCTCTATTGGTCTCGAACGTGGATCATATTAACCAGAAAAGAATTAGTCAACAAAAATATCTCAATACTGATGTTCACCTTTCAAAAAATGTTCCAAATTACGAGGCTCAAACAACCTCAAACTTGAATCTTAGGCCAAATCGAAACGTGTACGAACTTGGTGGTCAAACAGTCAAGCTGACAAACAACAGACCTTATCGTGGTGTTTCCAACTTTGGGGCAACAAGTGGCGGAACAATGGTCAAAATTAACCAAGATAAAATGATTAATGGAGTGACTCTTAAAAGTCGAGGTGTCCATTAGATTATATTATATTTTTTATACTCAAAGTCCACCATCGTCGATCTTAGCTTTCGAACTGTCCAACCACTAAGTTATTTGATTTGACTCCACGAATCTTTTTTGGTTGTGTTAGTCGTCGATGATAGTCGATTCTCGGAGATAAAATCGACTATAGCAACCAAATCCGACAACTTTATCCGTGAATATTGTTTTTAAAAAATAGATTCAAATGAACTTTTCAATGACCATGAATTATACCTGACCCAAGATAAAATGGGGGTGGCTAAAAGTCGAGGTGTCCATTAGATTATATTATATTTTTTATACTCAAACGAGTATAAAAAATTAGTAGATAATTTTATACTTAAAGTCACCATCGTCGATCTCAGCTTTCGAACTGGTCCAACCACTAAGTTGTTTGATTTGACTCCACAAGTCTTTTTTGGTTGTGTTAGTCGTCGATGATAGTCGATTCATTAACTCTTTACGACTAAGAACGACAGTTTCGCCATTACGTTCTCTTTGCTCTTTCAACGATAGAAGAATATCATCGAAAGCGTCTCTGACAGACTCACTTTCCTCTTCTTCAAGATCAATAGTCTCTGTGTGTTCACCAATATGATAGGTCAATTTTTTAATATCGAGAGGAACTGGTTCAGGGTCCTCTTCGTCCAAACTTTCATCCAATCTTGTTTTGATGAAATTATTCACATAGTCTACGTTTGCATCATAGTTGTCGGAGATAAAATCGACTATAGCAACCAAATCTGACACCTTTATACCGTGAATAAGTTCATGTCTTCCGGTATCGCTAGATTTCTCCTTATACTTGAACAGATGTAACATTTTCTGAATATGGTTATCTAGGTCCTTTGCGTTGTAACATTTTTTGATCCAAACGTAAAAGTAAGAGTCTTTTTTAGGGTGACCAGTAGCATAACCACAAATACGTTTACTTATCCTATCAGTTGACCCTGGTTTAAAAATTCTTTCTTTAGCATACTTTCTAGTAGTGGCTATATAGATCCATTCAAGTTTCCTTTCTTTTATGCTTGATCTTCGCATAAACTTGTTTACCCGTTGAGCTTTCAACTCGGCCTTTCGCCTAGCCTCAACTTCAACCAAGGCTTTCTCTTCGGCTTTTTCTATTTCTTTATCTTTTATGGCCAATTGAGCCATCGCTAAAGAAAGTTGCGACTCGCGTATTCTTTGCTCTTGTTCCGACTTCTCCATGAGAAATTTCATCGTATACTCTCCGTAAGCGAACAAAGCTTCCTCGAGATTAAGATAGTAGTCTCTCACAATTTCAGCATTTTCAGTGTTTATTCTCATAACAGCTTTTTTAAAGCTTCGTTGATTCATACAAATCCATTTTTTTTGTTCCAATTGTTTTGGGATCAATTTAGCCTCTTTTTGAACACATGGATACTCGATAGCTAAAGGATGTTGATAACCAATTTCTTCGTATAAAATATCATGGCTTCTAAGAATCCTTGAAAAACGTTCTTGTTTGTCTGATGAATTTCGTCCCTTGAATCCCATCCACTCCAACAAATTGGAGGTGACAATTATTGGCATAGTTTTAGGTTGAAAATTGACCTTTTTAACCCCCCCAACTGGGGGGGGTTAAATTTGGATAAAGGGTACCACAAATCTTGAAACCAATCAGACGTGACATCAAAAGCCAAATCATGGTTCTTTATGAAATCAAAAATATTTATAAGAGACATTTCATTTCCTTTTTATTATACCGTTATAATAAAAAAATTTATCGTCTACCAACACCACCCAAAGCAACTGGCCCTAAAGCAGATGGTAAATAGACCTTGTACCAACCTCTATCTTCTGAGACGACAGGTCCTCGCTGAATTCCACCATCTCGAGTATATTTTTGTTTTTGTCCTACACCGAAACCTTTTCTAAGACATTCGTCTCGAGTACCAAATCTATCTTTGTCTCGTGGTAGAATTGTGCCATTACCACAAAACACTTTTACTTGTTCGATTGGTTCGTATTCATCGCTATAACTGAAAATAGGTTCATTTAGACCTCTTCCAATGCCTTTTTTTAAACACTGGTACCTTGTACCTAATACTTTAGACCCATTTCTTAATCCTTCATCTCGAGCATTGTTACCACAATACAATTCTCTTGGTCGTTGTGGACTTGTTGACCTTCTAGATGTATTTGATCTTCTTGAAGGTGATGGAGACCTTCTAGATGTATTTGATCTTCTTGAAGGTGATGGAGACCTTCTTGATCTTGAAGGTGGTGGACCACACTCGTTCTCCAACTCTTTATACTTTGGTCCATTTTTTTTTATCTTCCTGTTTGTGAGTGGATTCACAAGAGGTTGTGAATGCCATGTAGCACACTTATTAGCCATTTATTATATGAGTAAAATGTGTACGGTGTGAATGTGTGCGAGTCAGTCGACTTACAAAGAAGATAACACAGTATAATATGTTGAAGAAAATTTTATGGGGGATACAACCAATAGTTTGAGGAAAGATACTCTTGGTATGATTGAGTGCCTTGAAGAGGTTTACCGAAAGAAATAAATTTTTTATGCTTTTGATGAGCACACAAGTACCTTTTATACCTGAAAGGTATAAAAGGGCTAAAAATCAACCATTATTTTTAAACTTTATATTTCAGGTCATTGATGACCTTCATTTCTTCCATTAGTTCTTCTTGGGTAACAGTTGAGCAAAACGTTCTTTAATAGTCTTCGTCGTTAGACCAATATAAGTCGAACTATCGAAATTGTTTTCGATAGCATAGATATAACCAATTTTAGTAGTCATAGTAAATATTTTATTATAGTGTTATTTACCATAATAAATTTCAATTTTTTATACCAGGGTACTCCAGTAACATTTCCAACGACCACTTGCCAAAAGTAGTCAAACATGGTCATATTGAGTTTAAATTTGACCACTTGAATGGTGATAGTCCTCCAGCAATATCAGAAATGTAATCAAAGGTTAAAAAGACACCTTCGTCAGCTGTTTCAGAAAAGCGTTTCCATTTGATCAAACTTACGTTAAATAGCTGTGTATCCACAGATACTTCAGTTTTGCAATCCTGGTTGAGTTGTGGAACATCGGCAAATAAATTGGATAGCTTATAATTTTTTGTTGCTGCTAGATATTGACCACCAATATTATATCTATCAATAGCCTCAGTTTGAACCGCCGATCTGGGTGTTTCAAACTGTGTGAAGACCTTGTGGATGGCGTCGAGTATAGTTTGAGCGCATGGGAAAGAATTGTTTGATCTCAAAGCGACCAATAGTTTTTGAAATTCAGGTGTAACATGTATTGACCATAGTCCTTCAGGGCTGGGAACAAAATGTACCAATTGATCCCGAAATTGGAGGAAGCTGAGTGCAACTACCATCATATCTTGACCACTTGGCCAACTTATGAATGCCTTAAATTCTCGAGTAATGTGATCAGGGTGAGTATGGAACACAAATGGAGAATATTTTTCTGGAAGGCCAACCGAACCTTCATCTCCACTTTTTATATTGTCGGAATTGAGACCCATTACAGCGGTACCTGTAAGAATATATTTTACAATTGAAAGATTACCAGACGCTTCGTTAATTTCTTTGATACATTTTGATAGCGTGACTGCCACCACCTTTGGTATAAACATATCCAAGCTCAAAACATTTGAAGACTTCAAGCTGGCTACAGCCGACCTTATCTGCATAAGAGTCAATTTAGTGGATGGTCTCGGCACATATCTGAGACGTATAATATTATTTATTAATTTTGGTTCAATAAAACCATATTTAACAAAGTATGTTGCATCAACATCAAAATTTGGATTCTTGGTGACCATATCCATAAAAATATCACCGCGGATGTTATTGGTTATAACATCCAATAGTCTTGTTTTAACTGCCATAGACTCGTTTTCAACCTTAAAATAATCAACTGCTCTAGTTTGTAAATTAAAGATTGCGCAACCAAACAATTGAAGATTATCAAATATGGTTGAAGTTATCAAGTGTTCGGATGTGACGGCTGCAAATATAATTCTGTGATTATGACTTATATCATACCCTGAACTATATATTTTTTGTTGAAATTTTGGAAAGTGATCAATGGCTGATTTAACTGGGAAAACAGCTACATTATCAAAAACATAAAAATGGTCAATTGTCACCTCAACTTCCATTTTCTTGAGACGCGTTTGTCTGCGGCCATTGACCACTTCAACTTCCATAGGTTGTAATTCTGTCATTTATTAACTCTTTCTCGCTAACCCTTGGATTAAGTAGATAAATATTTATGGTTTTCTAGCCATAACTCTTACATTCTTCAAATTATGGTACGTTTTTCTTTTATGCCTTTCAGGCATAAAAAATAAATAAAATATATTAATTATAAATAAATAAAATATATTAATTATGGTTGATTTGAACTATTGATATTTATATTTGCCATATTTATCAAACTTGGCTGGTGCACCCATACTTTCTCTGAATTTTTTTTCTTGCCCCAATTTGAACTTTTGATTTTGAATCTTCTCATCCGCAAACGCCATCATACTTTCAATGGAGTCGCAACAAGAACTTGGAACAGTCATACCTTGAATAGCCTTGGCTTTATCAGGGTACATTTGCCTAAATTTGGATTGCATAACATAGTTATCGATACACTTGCGTGCGTTTGGGTTCATTTTACCATCAACACTGCTACACTTATACATGGTTTATTCTTACTTATTTATTTACTCCGTTGTTGCCAATCAATTTTCTGCTTTTTCAGGTAGAAACATTTATTTTTATGGTTAATTTGACCATTATATTTTATTTTGTTTGGATTTACCTGTAGTTTTAGCTTTATTTCAGGTTTGTGTTGGGGTATGATCTCTTTTAACCACCGCCACGCTTCAATCTTGTTAAAGTTGAAATCAACCTTGGAAAATAAATCTGTTCGTTTAATTGTTTTTGGGGTTGAATCTAAGGTGTCGAGATACACTTTAATTTTATGCTTGAATTGTTCTTCAGCAGAGTCATCGATAGTTGTATTGATTGGTATACCATCGACAATACGAGTTATAGTTGCGGATGTGCCTTGGTATGGAGGTGGAACAAATGGTCTCAAATTGTGTCGATTTAGGTTGGATATAAGCATATCCAACTCTTCGTTGAACTTTTCAATTTCATCTTCATAATGTTGAGTTATCCACTCCACGTACCTTCTAAGATCCTTGTAGTGCAACACGTATATCTCTTTGCTTTTGCGTTCTCTGAATCTTCCTAAAACATCATTTATACGCTTCTCACACTCCCTAAAATTGGCCACTCGAAATATGTCTGAATAGTACCACAAATCGTCAATTGAAGAGCGACCATTGTAACCTGAAAATCTAGGTTTAAGTTTATCCATCCCTTCGACTCCTCCAACCTTATATCGATTTTGGTTAGCGTAAGCCTTTGAAGTTGAAATATAAATTGCTTCATTTAATGGTCTCTTTTGATTATTAAAAGTCAACTCTTTCAATATCAGAGAATATTGTTTGTGGTCTTCAGCTTCCTTTTCTGCTTTTTCTGCTCGTTGTTTCTCTTGCTCCAGTTCGGTATCTTTTATGGACAGTTGAGCCACCATTCCAGATAATTCTAAATCTCTACGATCAACCAGAAAATTCATCGTGTACTCTCCGTAGGCAAACATGGCTTCCTCGAGATTAAGATAGTAGTCTCTTACAACATCGACGTTTTCAGTGTTGAGTCTCATGACGACTTTTTTAAAGGCTCGAGGATCCATACAAATCCATTTCTTTTTTTCAAGGTTATTTGAAAGCATAAGCTGTTTTGACTCTTTTTGAACACCTGGATACTCGATCGCTAGTGGGTGTTTGTAATCAATTTCGTCATATGAAATTTTTAGGCTTTCAAGTAACCTTGAAAAGTGTTCTTGTTTGTCTGCTTCTTTTCGACCTTTGTATCCCATCCATTCAAGTAAATTTTGAGTAACAATTATAGGTTGATTTTCAACCTTTTCCGGGGCCCCCCCGGGGGGCCCCGACTCTTGGAGAGCGGATACCATAAATCTTTGAACCAATTTGATGTTATATCTATGGTTAAATCAAGCTTAGAGATGAAGCTGAAAATGTCTCGGAGTCCATTGTTGTTTTCATATTTTATGGTAAAAAGCCACCTCTCCACAGATTCTTTTATTTTTTTCTTATTTTTATGGAGTCTTGAACCTTCCAAGAGAGAATACAATCCTGGTTCTGAGAGGACCACAACTCGTCCATCGTGATAGGACAAAATTTTAAGGTCAAAGTCACCTAACGAGTTGACTGGTTTCTGACATGCCAACTCAAAGGGTGCCATTTGACCATTATTTTCTTCTTTCAAAAGATTTTTTAGTTCTTTTTTATGGTTGATATCAACCAATTTCAGGATAGCATCGTTGTGGTTTTTTAGATCCATAATTTTGCACACGTCGACACCCACAAAATAGGGTTCGTAGACCGTACCGGCTACTCGTATAGTATGTTCGACGCCATCATCGGTGACGACTGATATAAAGTTTGTACGCTCGGGGCTATGCTCCAAGCTACGTGGACCGACTTCGTCGGCCGTAGTCATCATCTTTATTATTTTATTTTTTGTATAAGTGGTGGGTCAGAGACAAAATAATTGAAATTTTTTCTTAAATAAATCACAAGAAAAAAATGGTGATGTCACTGTTTGCAGACGAATTTGCCGAGAAAACGGTAAAAAAATATATTAGTGAAGGTTTGTGGTTGGACTGCAGCCTTTCCGACTATTACATGTATTTGGAATATTTTGATGAAGGAGGGTATGGAACGATCCATAAAGTCATGGATCGTTCTAGCGGTGAGTATTTGATCTTAAAACGATCATCCAAAAAAGATTTTGTTCCTGGTTGTCTTGATCCCTATTTTAACCCAAGTGAAATTAAAGGTGATGGTAAGCTTTTAATTGATCTCAACACAAAAGCAAGTAAAGAAGCCGAATTCATGGTAAAAATTCACGAGAAGTTGGATGGAATAAAATTATACGACTATTATGATGATGATGACCACTACATTTTGGCGATGGAGAATGGTGGAAGATCACTTGAAAGTATTGCTTGTTCTCATCGAAAAAAAATTATAGATTTGGTTCGATATGAAGCCTACCAGTCAAATTTTTTTTATCACACATACTTGAAACAAATAATCAATTATATGATTAAAGTTTACCAAAAAATTAAAAGTATTCATGACCTTGGAATCCACCACAATGATCTTAAACCTGAAAATATTTTAATTGATGGAGAAGAAGTGATCATTATTGACTTTGGAGTGGCAAAACCAGTTGAAAAATACTATGAAGGATATAAAGGGACCTTGGAATATATACCTTTTGAATTTGTTGAAAATGGTTCTTATAAACCATGGGATCACACAATTTGGTGTTTTGGAATAATGTTGCACTTTTTGACTTTAATGAAGTACCCATTTTTACGGGAAGAAGATGTGCTTGATTACAACCTAAATTTCAAAAAAATCAATAAATTACCACAAAGTTTTAGTGACCTTATCTATGATTGTCTCCAAAAAGATCCTTCAAAACGACCACAAAATCTTTTAGAACGTCTTCAAGGACTGAAAACATATTGACTTTTTAAATTTTTAAAGTTCTTTGAACTTTAAAAAAAATTATTTGTATTATTTAGAGCAAAAGAACAACAGATAATAAATGAATAATTCAGCATTGCAAAGACTTGCTCATAAAGCGGGTGCAACGAGAGTCAGCTCCGACGTGTATGACACACTCAGAAGCACAGGGGAACAATATTTGACTTCTGTGGTGAAATATGCCATTATCTATTGTGAACATGAAAATAAAAAAGTGGTCTCGGAAGACCACGCTATTCATGGTATTGAACACGTTGGATTCTCTGGTATGTATCGCGTCTCAGGAACCGTAAAGACATGTAAAGTATCGACAAAAAAGAAACTTATCGCAAGAATTAAGGAGTACCAAAACCAGCACGATTGTGTTACTTTAGCTAAGGCCACTATCGAACACCAAATTAAAACTATTGGATCGGGTTTTAAATGGTCAAAAGAAGCTTTAATTAATATTCATTTTGCATTGGAATATGTGTTGTATCAACTTTTATTTTCAGCCTTAAAAGTTACCGTAAACGCAAAAAGAATAACAATGCTGGATAGTGACGTTGATTTGACCATTGATCTTATAACAACCAACTGTAAAAATATCAGGCTTTAACTCTTTTCCGGGCAAATTTGCCCGGAAAAGTAAGCCTTTGCGGTCAGAGGAACCATACCCCTTCGGGGTATGGTTTCCCATTGCCTGCGAAAGGGTTAATCACCCTATTTTTAGTTTTAACCTTCAAAAAGGTTAAAACTAAGCTAAATTATTTTCGAATTTTCTGAGCATATCCTCTGTACTCTTGGCAACCAAACTTGAAATTTTCAATGATTGGAGCCTTGTAGTAGAACACGCACTGTCTCCAATCATTGGTATTTGTTGCATTTTGTATATAGAGAGCCGTGTAGTCGCCAGTGATAGAGTCCATAATTTGTTCAAATAAATTGAAAGATGGTATGATCCCAGCATAATTTTCGTATAACCGTTTTCGAATGGCTACATTGGACTCTCGAAAAATAAACACACCATCAATATTTGATCTGATGTGTGGTTTCACGTCAAGAGCGTATTGGAGTGAAACTATGTACAACATTTTCCAATGTCGACCATTCTTGAACAGGCCAGGTTGGGGTGGTTTATTGAATACGCTTGGATCATCCATACAATCGTCTATGATTAGCATAGTCCATGGATTGAGCATATGTTGTCTGGCACCTTTTTGGCGTATAATACAGTTTGATAGGGCATCAGGGTCGTATTCATCATAAATATAGGGATCTGGAATAAACTCTCTATAGAAACCGGTTTCTGACTCTGTTCCAGACATTGCCTGTGCAACTGGAATTATCTGACTCTTGTTGTGGAACAACGATTTTATAAGTGTCGATTTGCCACTTCCCGGCTTGCCTATAATAAAAATTTTTGAACCTCCTTGACTTGGATCCATATAATTAAGTGGATTTGGGTTGATTATATCGAGGTCAAGTGGTCTAATAGTGATTACGTTGTCTTGTATATCATTCATTTATTATACTATAACCCATTCGCTTTGTGACGGGTCAACCTATCACAGTAGAACGTGCCAGATGTTGTCGAGAGTCGATTGAATTTGACTAGACTTCTCAAACTATGCAAACTTTGTCGTTTACCCGATGCCCTATGGGCATCGGTTAGCGTTTGCCCATAGGGCAAACGTTTACCCACAAACAATTTT